CGAAACTATTATTTATGACGCAAAGTTTAAAATACCGGATGTGTGTGGGCCAGGTAAAGCACAGTATCTTAAACGTAAAAAGGTATCTATTGAACGTTGTGAAGCGTTTTTGAATGATAATCCTATCAATGAACACTGGTTACCTATATTTAAAGAATCAAAGAAAAAAGATGATCTCGCGGACACGGTAATGCAAGCCATCAGTTTCACGAAGCGCACGGAACCACTCAAGAAAACCGTAAAGAAAAAGGTCATTCCAAGAAGACCAAATCAAAATCAAAAGGAAACGAGATACTCAAAATCAAATTTAGCTTGGATATACCTTAATAAATTGGATTGCGAATGCCTCGAAAAGAATAAGCGGTTCATGAAGGACCTCAGAAGATACTATAAGGGGATAGATGATATGAAGAATGACCTAGATGAAAAATATCTTAAATAAAGTATGCTTAGATATGCGGCAACATTCAAAGAGCTTCCACGAGTGATGGAACTTGTACACAGAAGAGGTGAGAAGGTAATAGTCGATTACGCAAAAGAAAATTGTAAATTATCGGAAGCTTATGAAATAGCAGAGACGACGAAGAGACTGATCACATCGGTTCCAATAGGTTCAATGTGTGCCATAAAACTTACAAGCTTTGGTTCGAGGGAAAATGAATCGGAAGCCAGAGATTACGCACATTCTATCATAAAACACGCCAAATCCAGGGGTGTAAAGATATGTATAGATGCCGAAGATGTCTTGTATCCAGAGATATGTTATACCATGATGGCCGAACATAACACGAAATACGAAGTTAACGTATATAAAACATATCAAATGTATCGCAAATTTGGAGTTGCGGAATTATCGAAAGATATAGAAAATGCGCATTTGGATGGATTTAAATTAGGTTTAAAACTCGTGAGAGGTGCGTATCTAAAAAGACAACCCGGTTTACTTGATAAGAAATCGAGTGTAGATAGACAATACTCACAAGGTATGACATATTCACTCACGTGCCCAAACGCCCACACAATGTTAGCGACGCACAACGAAAAATCTCTCATATACGCAAAAAGATTTGACAGGGAACAATACGTGACAGCACAACTTTTAGGATTGGGCAAAAATATAGGTATCGATTACAGGTACATACCAGTTGGTACTCTAATGGAACTTACCCCTTATCTATTGAGACGCCTCAAAGAGAGAATGTCATGGGATTAAAGATTTAACGTTATATTTATGTAAATGCAAAAAGATGTCTTGGATCACGGATTTGTTCGCCTCGTGGACCACATGCCTCGGGAAGATGTGGATGCGGCCATCGTACAATCCGCCAGAGTCTCGTATGGAGATGGGACTAAATCATCAAGGGGAGACCGGGGACTTATTCGATATCTCCTTAGACACTGGCACACAACACCCTTCGAAATGGTGGAATTCAAGTTTCACATCAAGATGCCCATCTATATCGCTCGACAGCATATGCGCCACCGCATGGCCAGCATCAACGAACTCTCCGCCAGATACTCCGTCGTTCCGACACAATACTACGAACCAGACGTTTTACGCGGGCAATCCAAAGTAAACAATCAAGGTTCAGAAGGTGTCGTAGATGTAGGGGAAGAACTCTCGTCAAAGGTTTCCGAAAAACTCAGTGAATCTTTTGAGTTATACCAAGACCTTCTTGATAGAGGTACGTGTAGAGAACAAGCGCGTGGTAACCTTCCACAATCGACGTACACAGAATTCTATTGGAAGATCAACCTTCACAATCTCATGCATTACCTTCATCTACGTATGGATGAACACGCCCAAATGGAAATTCGCGAATATGCTAATGCGATTTACGAACTGGTCAAACCCCTCGTCCCCGTCACGATGGAGGCATTCAAGGATTTCCGCGCGGATGCCATGCATTTAACTGGACCTGAAATCAGGGCTATCGCCACCGGTGAAAAGATTGAATCACCTGGTGAAAGACGTGAATTCGAAGAAAAATTGAAAAGATTGAATATTAATTTGTAATGTTATATTAACATGCTATCTATTGCCTCGAACCAAGCTAATATAAACGCGATTCGAAAGAAGTTCAAGAAGTACGGAAAAAAGATGAAGAAACAGCGAATTGACGATTTTACGTCTATTCGTGAGCGTCTTTCCGAAATCGCAGAGGGTGAAAAGACTCGATCCCGTGAGATTTTGGAAAGCCACAAAGCTTTCTTTGCCGAAGAAAAGAAACCAACAGAAGAGGTTTCTATCGACTTTTATAAGAAGTAAACGCGAACCATGCACTCAACGCAGACAATAATGTAAAAGAAGGTAAGTGTTCTACCATGTTCCCAGCTATGACCGCAGATAACACACTATACTGCGCATAACGCATTTCCTTTCTCGTCTTTTCTAACGATCTTTTCATAGATGCCCTGGACTCTTCCAAGCCCAGGACAGCTGTGCTTATGTTTTTTATACGCGAAGGCATTTCAAATGATGTTGAAAACACGTCTTGAATATCGAAAGAATCTGTGAATTGATCGCGTATCATGGGTTCGAGGTATTCGTAATAATTGAAATTTTCATCGAGTTTTATGCACGTACCTTCCACCGTAGAAAATGCTTTCGCGAGATACACGAATGATGTAGGAATCGTGAATGGTTTCTTTTGTGCGAGAGATAAGAGTATCTCATCTTCGAGAATATCATTCTTGAAACTCCCACCATCGAGTGTCTCGAGATAGTTCAGTGCGGTCTTGAAAAATATTTCAATGTCACTGGTATCACTCGTCGTCGGAACTATTATATTTAGTTCTATGAGTGTCTGTACTATACCTTTTGTGTCCCTATTTATGATGCATTTAAACAGGTCTTGGAAACCTTTTTTGAGTTCATCAGATATATCTATCACAAGACCAAAGTCATAAAACACGAGTTTACCATTTTTAGAAAAACCTATATTTCCCGGGTGTGGGTCGGCGTGAAAAAGCCCCTTTTCCATGGTTTGAATCACATAAGATGTGATGAGCGCTTCGCACACCTTTTTGGGGTTTACATGTTCGTCGTGTATTTCCGTAAGTTTTTCCGATTTTACATATTCCATGACTATCATGTCTTCACTCGACAGTTTGCGATACACGCGTGGTATTTTTACCCATTTCACACCCTTAAAAGCGCGTCGCATGCGATTCGCATTATTCATCTCTTTCACATAGTCAGATTCAGATAATAGGTAATCGATGGACTCTTCGAGTACACGACCGGAAGTCGCACCCGTGTCTACCCCCACCTTTTCTAAAAAGTTCACGACATCCACTATATTATCAGTGTCGCGTTTCATTATATCGTAAATATTGGGGCGTTTTATCTTCACTACAACTTCACGTCCATCCAATAACTTAGCTTTGTGTACTTGACCTATACTCGCCGATTTAAATGGTACATATTCAAACTCTGAAAATACATTGTTCGCATTTACAACATCTTTTACACATCCCTCGTCTATCGGTGGGACATTATCCTGTAAAGATTCAAGCTCTCGTGTAAACTCTACAGGGTAAAGGTCTGCGCGCGTTGATACAATTTGGCCTAACTTTACAAATGTTGGACCGAGTTCTATTAACTGATCTCGAGTCCAAGAACCAAGTTCACCTTGACTTTTTGTGAATCTCTTGCGCCATAGAAATTCAACCGCAAACTTCCACGTTTTACGTTTCTGTTTTGTCGGAGGGTGAACTTTTAGCGAGACACATGTCCGCATCCTTATCATATCGAGATATTTTATTATTTAACGTCATGGCATTATACGGAGTTCCGTCGGGAAGGTAATGTACCGTCATGTACGTCATACGATTCGGATTCCATATATATTTAGTCGTGAGTTTTACGCGACTCTGTCGAAGTGTCCGTTGTATCATGTCTTCTCGGCTCCCCACGATCACACCCTTGTGACCGGGTACAATTTTGAGTACAGAGTTCATTTATACATGTACGTCGCAAATCTTTAAATCGAGTCCATTTGAAAATTCTCGTCATCTCGAAAATTAAAAATAAAAAAATTATTTTTTTATACACTTTCTTCTTTGAAAAGTTTCTGAAAAAATAAAAAAAGTTTTTTGTGTTTTTAAAAATGAAAAAACATGGTGTTGCTTCGCAATTATTCTCGTCTTTTGATTTGAAACACTGTATGCCCCTACATAAACCATTTTACCATTTATGTAGAGACTATGTCTTTTTCAAACAAAACCTTAAAATTCTCGTCATCTCGAAAATTAAAAATAAAAAAATTATTTTTTTCTACACTT